ACGATGCTGATCAATTTTATGATTCCAGCGCTTTTCATGACCTTCTGGAAATTTATAACGATGCAGCTCACCGCTCATAATCTCTATGGTATGCTGCAAACCCATTTCAATACCAATCTGAACTCCTTTTTCACGTCCAGCATTGAAACCTTCGCGGTATGCTTCCGCTTTGATCCGATCTAATGTTTTTCTCATTCTGCTCATATCTCCAACAACCCATATATTATGGCGGCTAGAGCCGAAAACGGCAACAGCTATTTCCGGATTATTCACTTTACTTTTACTTTACTCAATCAATATAATTTATAATCTTTACTCAGTAAAGTAACTGAACATAAAAATAGCCCGACCAGTAAAGGCCGGGCTTGTTCATTATGGCTGATACTTAGTGTGTGGTGAACGCATTCGGCTTATTGACTGCCGCGCGCAATTCCTTCTTCAGCTCACGTGCATTGACGGTCACTGTCCTAGTACTGCCGCCTTCTGTGTAGAGGGCCTTAGCGCCATGAACGTAATATGAACCATCTGCCTTACGAGTGACCTCGACGTTCAGTCGACGCTCGCGGGCGTTATCGCGAAACCAAAATCCACGATGATCGTTCTTGTCCATGTACCTGTTTGCTGTGCTTGTGCTCTTTGATGTCATAACTGTTATTATTATAGAGTCTTCTCTGAATAGTTCAACTGTTTTGTTTATCGGATAATGTCATATCTCAGACGAACTCAACCTATATGTCAGACCAACTCAACTTTAAATATTATAGAACATATCCGACTGATTGCAACTACTGATTCTAGGGGATATTAGTTGCCTTTCGCTGGATAGTTCATAAAATATAGAAAATATTCTTCAACGTCCTTTCGGTCTATACTCTGTATTTCTATGTATTCCATGTATATCAAGCTTTGAAGTACACTTATCTTCTTTATTTACAATGACTTACAGGCTTCTACAATATACAGAGGGTCTACTATAACCGGTTTAAAATCGATAACTTTTAGATATAATACCATATGTTTTTAGTTATTTTTGATTGATTCTGCTATAGATTTGCTCTTTATTTTCACCCATTTAGCGGTAGATCCACGTCCTATCTTACGTACTAGGCCTTTATTGGCTAGTTCTCTCAGAGCAGTATTCACGTATGTAGCGCTGATATCGAACTTCTTTTGTATTTGTTTAATGGAAGGTATCTTAGATTCTTTTATGACGAACTTCTGAACGTCTTCTTTTCTATTCTTTCTGCTTACGTACTTATTAGATTTATCAGTTACGATTTTGCTAGACATATCGAATCCTTTTGAACCGAAAGCCAAGTTAAGAGTATTAGCTGGGCCGAATCTATTTTTGCTAAAGAAGATATTTCTAACAGTATCGTCCTCGCTATCAATTAACATATTAAGGTTAGCGTCTACAGTATGAGGTACCAGGGTAGTGCCTTTTAATTTGCCTGCTTTAGTTAAGTGCATGATAAAGCATACGCAGCATTCGTTCTTTTGCGCAGCTTTGACCAGAGTAGTTAGAGCGTACTTTTCTTTCTCTAAGCTATTCATTTTAGTTTTAGTAGACAATGCTTGGAAGCTATCTACAACTATGAAGTCGTGAGTTTTAGTTAACTTAGCGATTTCATCTACGTCTGTGATATTAGCTATTTGAAGATTGTTACAACCGATCCTCTTACAATTCATAGCAAGTTGATAGATATTCTCTTCTCCGGAGCAATAAGCCACGTTATAATTGTTTTTAGATAGTCCTTCTAGAAGTTGAACCATGAACGTAGTTTTGCCGGTACCAGCGCCAGCAGTTAATGTTAGCGTTGATCCTGGTAAGAAACCTTCATGTAGGAATTCATCTACGGTTTTAATGCCCGTCATCATTCTATTGTAGAAACGATCGGGTACCTCTATGTCTGATACTTTAGTAAGGTTGGTTTGTTTGAAGTCTAAGTTCATATCACTCTCAATTGATACGACAATTATAGGTGTTTCCGAAAAAAACGGCAACTAAAAAGACTTCCGGATACTTAATTTCTAAGCGTTTTTAGATAGAAGTAATAAGAGGAGTAAGACTTTAATGATAAACAAGGAGAGACCTAAGAATACTAAGAGAGAAGCTAAGTTTAATCCTAACTTCTCACATATTTCTTTCTTATCCTTTGAATTCACGTAAATATTTATTGAGGATCGTCTTCTGCAGGTACGTAAACATCAGTTCTTTCAATATCAAACACGCCTTCAGATACTGGACCGTGTGGTTGAAACATGCAATTATCTTTAATTTGTACAAAGGTACCCGTTTGACCGTAGTTTAGCTCTGGATCATTTCTTTTTACAAACACTGCGTCTTTTTTATCTAGTGTCATTAATTAAGGAGAATATCTATCTGATGCATAGAAGTAGTGTAAGTCATGAACGCGGCATACATCATCCACGTCTACAGGGAATTCAATATGTTCATCTACGTCATGAGGTGCAAATACAGATGTAACGCTATTGAATAAGAGTAATCCGGTTTGGCCATATCCAATATCAGGATGATTTTTACCTATAAATACAGCTTCAGGGCTTATATCTAATGGAGATCCCATTTGATAGTCATTGAATAAGTCTTTACCTTGTTTAGTCATGAATCAGCTCGCTATATTGTTTATGTGTGACTAATCTAATACCATTTCTCGTAGCAAAGTATTTAGCTGAGAATTCATTAGTGAATGTATTTTCACCTGACTCAGTATTGAGAAACCATTTACCTTCTTTACTTGTGATGTATCCAATTCGTTTATTCATTCTCTTCGAAATCATATAATACTTTCAATAATTTATCAACTAATAGTTCTAAGTCCCGTACATCATCATACCTATCTTCTCTAATATCTATAAATTTTTTAATCTCTATTAAGAAGTCTTGGTATTCTTCTATTCGATGTTGAGCTGTACGAAACTTATTCTTTACACTCTTAAGGTAGCTAGCTTGATCTTCTACAGTCATCTCCATATTCTTAAACTATCATCATCAGATGAATAGGTACTTGTCTCATCGAATTCAACCGCTCCATCCACTGAACTTAATTGATGAGGTTGATATCTAGGTATTTCCATACAGTCTCCTTCTTCTAATATTATAATATTTGTATCAGTAGTACTTGTATCTATAAGATTTACGCAGAGGGTACCCTTTCTAACATAGAAGGATTCATGCTTGTGCACATGATAGTGCATAGACGTGGATTTATCTTTTTCAATATAGAGTATCTTACTACAGTAGTCTTCTTGTTTGTTATTAACTCGTATGATTTCATACCCCCAGCTCTTCTCTATCTTTTGTGGTGAGAATTCTAAATCAGATTGACTAGGTAATACTGAACTAGCAGAATCAAATCTTTCTAAAATCTTATCAATCGTTCTCTCGTCTTCCTCTGTCATTCGGTATATTATAGTATTTTTCTTAATTAGATCAACGTCTCTTTTTAAACTTACTAACTAAGACGTATATTAGAAACTTAATACAATAATACGGTACTTGGATTATGTTAATTAGTTGTTTCATTTAAAGAAAAAATAAAGCGGTACCCGGAGGTACCGCTCGTTGTTGATGATGAATAGAGATATGATGTTTAGGATGAAAATTTATTAATCTTGTTAGTTACAGCTTGATCAAACGATTCACCTGGGTTTGATTGCTGTTGCTTTAGAGCTTTCCTTTTTTCATATCGATCATCAGCATGAATAAAGTATTCGTTCATTGCTTGAATAATATATGCTATGAATTGATCAGCGTCTTTATTCTTTTGGTACTCTTGCAAATTGTCGATCAATTCTTCGCCTGCGTAATCTGCATTTTGTAACCACTCTTCAGGATCTTGATTGGTTACTTCGTACTTGTACTTTTTTAGTAAATCGTTAAAGGATGCCATATCAATATTTATCTCTTAATCTTCTAATATTATATCTGTTTCTGAAAAATATGCAACTAGATATTAGTTTTAACATAGTGTTGATTCAAATCAAACAAATATTCTCGTAAGTCTTCAAGAATGTCGGTAAGTTCTTCAAACTTATCTGCATAATAATCCTTACTGAGACTATCCAACGATTCATCTCTCATAGTAGTAACATTACCATGCATTCGCCCAACTACCTCTGCCAAGACTCCTGTCGTAAAAAACAATTTCTTGTCTTCTGATAAATGTTGTTCAATAATTTTATTCATATCTCTCTCTATTACAGTCACAAATTTTACATTGAAATCCTAAACTCACACTTTAGATTTTAAATGTAGTAATCCTCACAACTTCATCGTCTCTACAGGACCCATATTATCAATATCATAACACGCTTTAGTTAAACTAAAGCTAGCATCTTCTACTAATGCTCTTTCTATTGCTCTCAATATAGATGCAGTAGCTTTAATTCCGATCTTATTGCAGATTTCATCACCGATCTCTTCTTCTGCTATTTTAATTGCTCGCTCGTTTATTGTCATATCTCTCACTTTCTACAAATATTATAGCGGCTATCCGGAAAATCGGCAACTGTTAGTTTCCGGATAGGATATATTTCTTGACTGTGATGTAATAACCTACGAAATTAGATCCAATTAATGAGCAGAAACAAAAGAAACCAAACAATGCATCATTAGCAAACTCATCCTCGGTTGGGATATTATTATTACCTGTCATTCCATATCCAATTCCTATAATTATTCCAATTGCAAAGCATGTACAAAAGAATAACCCAATTGTTAACAACACGTTTAATACCCAACCAACAATTAATTTTTTCATATATTATATTTATTAAAGAAACAACAACCAATAGATGCAATACAAAATACCTGCTACTATTCCGATCATAAACAGAAAAATCATTCCAATCATAATAGCTCCTGCATCTGTTTGTAAACAATGAACTGTAGTTGCTACAGCAAATGACCAAGCCGCTAATGCTATTCCCCCTAGGTGTGGATCGCTTTGACCTAATACCATTAATACTATAGTCCACCAAACAGCTGATCCTATTCCAAATATTAGAAAGTCAAACAATATCTCATTAACGGCTTCTACTACTCGATTCTTTTTTCCTCCTACAAATTCAATATCTTCCATAGTTAGTCCCTCCTATCCTTTGTGTTGTTCTAAAAATCGTCGCAAGATAAAACCTGAGCAATATTGATCGTTCATAACAATTTTATCCTTTTGAAGTTTATAAATTAATTCTAACGGTTGTAATGGTACTCGCCAGAATTCATCTCCGTTGCGAACAATTGTAGAGTTGTAATTATTTTCTACTGTAAAGTCACCATCGTCACCAGTAAGAGTCAAATCATCTTGAGATGAAAAAGAATCTATTTGATTATAATAAGGACTTGTCATTATTTTTATTGTTGAGTTGTATTAATATTTTGAAGCGCTTCAATAATAGCATCTACATCTTCAGCATCAAAACCAAAAATCGGTTCGTCTTCTACTAGAATACTATAGGTAAAGTTTTCTTCGTCAGGGGATTCAGCAATAGTAATGCTCCGGTCTTCATTATCAGTCAGTACATATTTGAACTGCTTTTGAGTTTTCATTTTTTTTCTTTCTTTTTTAGGTTAAAGTTTCTTAGGAATAAACTTTGTACTTAGTTTAGTACGTTTGAATTCTTCAAAGCTTGGCACTAATTCACCATCTGATCCAACTGCTTTAGGTAAATCATTCCACTCTTTCATCCAAGCTTTGTTGAGTATTTCTTCTTTTATAGGTTTAAAGTTTCTTTTATCAGCGATCATATCCCCAATCTTTTTTTAGATCATTCTCTTCATTATCATCATACCCGTTCCAGTATTCTTTTATTTCTTCTTCAGTCATATCCTCTTTGCAGATTTTTTTTGACATCAATGAAGGTCCATCGTAATAATGAGGCTTACCTGGACGGCCATAATAACTATCAGCAGCTCCGCGATCGTAAGGACCGCCATGTCTTGATCTTTCCATTTTCTCTTTCATCTCCATCATTATATAGGCAGCCGGAAATCAGTCAATATTTATTTAAAGGTATTTCGTTTCTGGACAGACATACGCTTCCACTCTTCCCAAGATGGTTTCGGCTCTCGTACGCTTTCCCATTCACGCTTTAGCTTCTTTCGCTCCTGCTCTATGAATTGGCTTGAACTCATTCTAGTCTCTAAATACTCTCTATTGTTATTTGTTAGTACACATAAACACATTATGTCCCTAGTCTTACAATACTATCTGTAATATATAACTCTAGTTTACGAGCGGAAGCATAATAACCATCCTCACCACTCAATAGAATCTCATCTGCTTCTAAACAATCCTTAAAGTCAGTAGCAGTAATCTCTGGAATGTACCATTGTTTTTGAAGACCAGAGTCATTCGGAACATAGTATCTACTCACTCGAGCAGCAGGCGGTACGTTAGGATTATTAGAAGTATCCTCAATCACATATTCCATATTGTGATTATCACAATCAGTTATACTATATATTTTTTTATGTTCGTACATATCATCCATAAAAGTTTCTTCAGCGCTTAATGTAGCCAATCTGGAGCTTGAGCTCTCAGCCGCAAGGTTTTTGTATTCATTAATCATCATCTCTAACAACACAAATATTATAGCGTTTCCAGAACTAACGTCAAGCTTATCGTTCGTTATAAATAAACTTGCTCTTCATAAGATTTCTAGTCTCTTCATTCGCAGCCATATATTCTTCAACATCTAGAATTACATGACCCATATCATAATCATCTTGAGTCACATAACCTTCCTCAAACGAACTAACAAACTCTTTATAATAAATGTTGTTAGTTGTAGCAATGCTAGCTATAAAAGCTACTGCATCTTGTAAACGATCCACACCGGTCACAATGTAAGTTGTGCCTCCTTTGAATTTCCAATAAGCTTTTCCTTCCTCAAACTTACCGCTTTCAGAATGGGCTCCATAATTTTCCAACGTTTGTGTGTGTACTTTGTATGTCATATCTCTCACTTACTCCGTATATTATAGCGGCTATCCGGAGAGACGTCAACAGGTATTTTCCGGATACTCTGGAGACCAATATTGGATTCCATTCGGATATTGGATGTATGGAATGTATTGATTATTAATAATTGTAGATTTTGCTAAACCTTCTTTTATAAGATTGAACCAATCTTCTAAAATGTATGATTGTTCTTGTTTATCATATGCGTTTAGATTATTACGCATATCACATAAGAGTTCTACTCCGCTTTGCATTACATGCCTCCGGATCCAACTTTAACAGAACCTTCAACAATTCCTGCTTGGTCTAGAATCTCGTTGAGAGTTTCTTTAACGTTCTGATATCCCCAACGAGTACTAATCGCAGTGTAGTTACCATTCCTCTCTGCAGATACCAATGTATCCAAATTGAATACTATTTCTTGGTTCTGCCCAGCAGTGTGTAGCTTTATTAAATGTGCCATACAGACATTATGGATGATTTCCGCAGAAGAGCAACTCATATCTCATATGAGTTCGCCTAATAGTCTCTACGAACTCAACTTTTTTAATCGTCTTTTCTGGTTGGTTTTCTTTCTTCAGAGCGTTTGATTGGTTTGCCTGAAGGAAGAGGCTTTGAGGGTGGAAGAGGTCGGGTTGGTTTAGATGCTCTAGATCTTTTTTTATCTCTATCTCTATCTCGTTCTACGTAATGATGGTGATGATGGTGATGATCAAAGTGATGACCGCAACAATCATCTGATTCTACAACTTCCCAGTTAGCGCATCCAGCTAACATAAGACATAGAATCAATAACAGCCTCATATTAATTCTTTATCTTGAATGCTTCGATAATTATTTGAAGAGTATCTTTCTCTTCTTCATCTAAGACAGTATCGAGTTCTTCTTCCTCTTCACTATCATAAAGATCATAATCGCCATAGATGTCATCTTCATTAAGATCAGTAACATCAAACTTCTCTTCTACTTTTTTAATTGGTTTAGAGGATGGAAAAGTCTCTCTAATATCATTAAGAATAATGTCAAGTAGCTGCTTTGTAACAAGATTACGCTCTGCTCTATTAATAAAGTCAGCTACTTGATCGGACTTAAAGGCCCCACTTAGGTCTTTAAAAGGATTGTCATACTCTGAGTAGATGTAATGAGGTAAGTAATTTTGCGCTATATTAGCACAGTCTCTAATAACAAAGTAAGCTGCTTTCTTAACTATCTTAATTCCTGTATCAGGATCTTTAGCTGCTTTTGCAGCATGTTTAGATAATTTAGCTTGCTTACTCTTTGACTTAGCTAATAATACTTCCTCAAAAGTAGTCATGTTAGTCTTCGTCAGATTTAAAACTATCTACATCATCAGGGATGCGTCCAGTTTCTTCATCATCATAGTCTTCATCCTCATCATATTCATCACCGATGAGAACAGTACTAATAAACCAATCTACCCAATTCTCTCCTTGATCTTTGATCTGTTTAATGATCCAATCATTAAGGTCTTTAGCTCCTGCTTTAACGGCAGCTGCATGAAGAGGTTGTAATAGTTCTTGATCCATCATATATTCATTATGATGATCGGCTCCGCTATCGGAAGCTTCAGAAACGATTTTAGTATATAGGTTATCGAATTTCATATTTTATCCACAATGACTTGCATTAAGAACAGCTTTATGACCGCACTTAGGGCAAGTAGTTTCAAATTTGTCTGCATCTGAAGGATCAGCTCCTTCTTTGTGAGTTCCACATCCGCCTTCTTCAGCTGTATCAACTTCAGGAGTCTCTTCCACTTCAGTTTTAGGAGCGTACATCTCGTTTAAAATATCCTCAAGAGTGTTATATGACTTTTCCATACTATTATTTATAGTAAATCGCCATTTTCTCTTGTCTTTTCCTCTTCGTAAGGTACAACCTTCCGGCGATAGAACTCTTGTTTAACGCATTCCAATACTCCAATAAGCTCGTTCGCTTTTGAGTAGCTAGTATTTTCATCGAATGCTTTCCAGATAATTGAAGAGATAAAATAGTTTAGTTCACCAGCAGTAAGATTGTCACAATGATCATTTAATAAATTGAGCACATTTTCAAATTGAAGCCTTTCAGTTGGTTTAATATATGGCATGTATACATATTAAACAATATCTAGAACAATGCAAGCTATCTTATACCCGATCCAATTCGAGTAGGAAAGTGTTTCTCATTTTTATATACTTCTCCAGGCTTACAAGAAGAAATAGCTACACTGATCATAAAAACTACTACAAATACTATAGTTATGTTACTCTTCTTCACCATCCTCTTCGTCGTTATCTAATGTCTGAAATACTGCTTTCTTCGTTCCTCTCCAGGTTGGGAATTCTGTTCTACCAAAATTGTTACCGTATGCCGTCCACATATGAATTGTTGTACCATGCTTAACTACAACAGGGCCCCAGTCATCAAACTTTAAACCTGGTATATCCATTTCACATACATACTGATGAACATCATTTGATATTAATAAATGATCATTATCTCCAGCATCCATACAACGCTGAGCCATATTAATACCTGTACCACTTACGTTAGGATTATCATTTATATCTTTTACTGGAACAACTGGGCCAGTATACAATCCATTTCTTAATCCAATACTAGAATGTTTATAAGTTAATCTACCAACATCTACCATACATTTAAAAGCAGCATTAACGCTATTGAAGAACACTAATGCCATACCATCACCTGTAGGTAATATAATAAGTTTTCCTTGTCTGTCTGCTTGTTGATATCCTTGAGTACTTTTAACATAATCAATTAGCTCATCTGTTACTCGTTTTTGCTCCGCAGTTGTCTTCTTAGAGTAACCAACAATATCCATAAAGTATGTATGAGCTTGACATGGGGAATCATATTGAATAGAATCACCTGTTAATTTAAACGGGTCATGCCCACGCGGCCATTTAATAACTCTCTGTCTTTTTTTAGCTTCTTCTTCCTCTTCAATTTGCTTTTGTGCATCTCGTCGAGCTTTCCGCTCTTCAGCTGCTAACCTGCTCTTGACAGCTTCTCTTTTTTCTTTCTTCTCTTTAGATTCAAAAAGCTTACCTAAAAAGGTATCTGGTTCTTCAAGAGCTTTTCGATCTTCGTCTTGTTGTCTGCGTTCTTTTCTAATACGATCCAAAGCTTCATCGGCAGCTTTATTATCAATAGTTTGATTACCGTATACCTCTGCTTTGTATTTGGGATTATCTCTACTAGGATGTTTGAATGCTCCTCTTTTAACTAAGTATTCAAGCATTACATTACTCTTATTAGCATTAGCTATCTCCCAAGCGTTAAAATGAAATTGATCATTAGGGTTATAAGTAGAGCCGTTTATGTTAGCTCTTGCATCTAATAAAAGCTTAACAATATTAATATTATTAATATCAACCGCATAGTGTAGAGCCATCCAACCTCGATGATCTCTTGCGTTAATTTTCAAACTATCATCTTCAAGCAGACCTTCTATCTCATCTATATCTTCTAATTGTACGCATTGATGTAAAGTTAGTTCGGAATTATAAAAAGTACCTCCTGCTGCTCTTAATGAACCAACAATTTTATGACGATTAGGGCCATCGGCAACATCCATAGCTGTTACTATAGGGCATTCTTTATCCTCTATCATTGCTAAGTTCCAGCTGCTTTGCTTGGTACTTACTTGTTTACTCGGAGTATTTGGGTCTACTCCTGCATCTAAAATTACACTTACTATCTTTGTTTTACTTTTATTAGATGCATAATGAAGCGGAGTCCAACCGTTAATATCATCTAAAGAATAGAATAATTTAGGTGTCTCTAAAGCTTTCTTTATACATCTTAAATTCCCCGTAGCAGCTAAGTTGTGCAAACTCTCATCCATATAATTATTTATTTTCCGCAAGGTGATCTTAGAAATCTTCCGGAAACTTTTAATAATTACTTCTTATTCCAATAGATGTGAGGATAATCAGGAGTATTTTCTTTTATTAGCTTTTCTTTCCAGTCTAGCGGGGAGTGTTTAGAGAATAGATTATGGTTTGTTGTATTAGTATCTGGAGATGGCTTCCATCTTTTCGCTAAAGAATACATTTGTTGCTCTTCATAAACAAACATATTAGTAAGTCTAGCAAACTTACGTAGTAGAGCTTTTTTAGGAGGTGGATTAATACCACGCTCTATCTTACGCCAAATAGATTGTTCCACTCCTAAAATTATAGAGAATTTTTTTAAATCTTTAAAATATTTTAACCTAAACTCTCTTATGTACTTATGAAACTGCATTCATCTTAGCATATATCTGCTTCGTCTATTTCTATAAATCTTAGTAGTTCGTATAATTTATCTGTACGATTTTCGAGGAACAAATCAAACGGTGTTTGTTCGTTTAAATTACAGTTAGGAGTTATAAACCAATCCTCTGCTAATTCAGAACCTATCACCACGCAGCATTCATTAACTAAGTTAACGAACTCTATTAATCTGTGAGCTGGTATATTCATGAAAAAAAAGGACGACCAAAAGGCCGTCCTTACTTTTATTTACCTGGCTTCTTACCACGTGGTTTACGATCCTTACCGTCCCGTTTAGGAGGTGTCGGTCGACGTTTACTCTGTCCTTGTGGTCGTCGATCAGTCAATTGGCCAGCTGTCATTCGAAAAAGAGCGCGCTTAGCAACTCCTTCCGATACTCCAAGCTTGGTCAATCTTTTAAAGAGAGCAGCATGATACTCTTTTCTGATCTCTTTAATTTCTGCATCTGTAGCAAGGATTTTGCGAACCTTAGCTACTTGTTCTTTATTCACCGGTCGTGCAGATTTTTCCGGTGCTGCTTGAATACTAACAGCTAGTATGGACGCTGCTAGTAAGGGTAGTATTGACTTAATCATACAGAAATATTATATTTACTGCTCTTCTGATGGCAAGTATTTATCTGCGAGTTTGAACTTAACTCCTTCTTCGTCTTTGATTAATTCGAGCTCTCCATCAGCAACCATTTCTAACAATAATTGAAAGAACTCTTCTTCAGTGCACGCTGGTGGTTCGATTTGAGAAATGATTTCGTCGGTGTTGTCGGTGACGTGTTTCAGTAGCTTATCAATTTCATCCATACACATATTATGGCGTCTATCCGAAAAATGATCAACTAGTTAGTTCGGATAGATATTTTTTATTCACATCCTGAACTTGAGTTCTAACATTATAATTTATACCTAAACTATTTAAGAATATTTCTAGATAAGTATCTTTAAACAATCGCCACGTTTCATATGAAAAAAGCTTCACATTATCATATCCAATGATTTTATTAAGATAAGAGATACCTACGTTGTGCTCTGTAATAGCTAAATGTATATCAGATTGATGATTATTAATTTTAGATTGTAAAGAGCAATTGTAATCCCTTGTACATACAATTATATTATCCCATTCTGATTCAATAATATCTGGATATAGATTCAAATCAAGAATTGCATCATGCCTGTAATCACTAACCCCATGTGGCATACTACAATGGGTAACTCTATAGTGATCATTACTAACATAAAAGTTATCCTCAAAGTCTTTATCAATTATATCTTCCGGTTTTTTAATACCTAAATTTGTTGATATAATCTTAGATACAGCTCTTGTTGTAGAGCTCTCGAGACCGGTAACTAAAAAAGATGTCATATGTATATTGTATATATCCTAATACAATTTCAACTCTTTTCCTTTATAATAATTTCAAACCCTAGATCTTTTATTATCCGAACAATTGATCGAGCTAACCGAGTCACTTTAGTTTCAGATAGGTCCCAGATATAAGCATGAATCATCTCATGAATAAGAGTTTCTAATATTAAACTATCTTTTTGATGAGGATTAACGAATATTCTATTAGTTTTATTCTTTTCTGGGTAGTCACAGATACCTTCACACTCTAAAGATTTGTGTGGTTTACGTAGCTTGATTTGATACTCAACTTGATCAAAGTTTTTGAACTTTGTGGTCTTCATATCATTAAATATTTATAGCTACTTTACTTTACCATGTGTAAAAATCCTCATTGTTTTGATGACACCTGCAAGGGTGAATGTACTTCTAAAGATAAAAAACCCAAGAAGGGATAGTTTTTTTAGTCGAAGTATATTTCTGTCCAGCAGTTTCTACATAATTGGCCTGAGCCTTCAACGTAGAAATTCCGAAAGTCTATATGTCTATCTTTAGGTTCTCTGGTATCTTGTTCACACAAAACGCATTTATCGTATTCAATCTCTTCCATTACTTTTTCCTCCTACTCCGCTTACGCTTTTGCTTTTTATAGCTTTTGTAAAATCTAGTATTGATTTGACACAAACAATACTTATAAAAAGGACAATCATCGCATACATCATAACAACTAATATCGGGTCGGTGACAAGTATTATTGCGAGTCAGATCCTCTACATATTCTTTTAATTCTAATTCAGTAGTAAACATTATACAGGCCAATAGTATTCTAAATTATCTGGAGTAGATGGCCACAGCTTTTTATACCAGCTACTATCTTTTTGAGTCAGCATACTACGGTGAGATTCATGAAACTTATGATTACCTAACCATGGTGGAGCGACTAGCTTAGCTGAATGATCATAGTGAGCAGATATTTTTTCATAACAAGTATCTTTGTACCCTCTCTCTTTCCAAGCTTTACATACAGCTTGACCATATGTAACTAGAGCGTTAGAATAATCATGTTTACCTTTTTGATACCACATATTACGACAAGGATGATTCTTCCAACCTCTGTAAGGTTTGTCTTCTTTTGATGCTTTAATAGAGTTAAGCAATTGAAGAACTTCAACTCGTTGCTTACCGAGACGTTTCTGATCTAAAACTTTTGCGCTCTGATAGTAATTATTGTATGGCAAGAACGTTTGCATGCCATGATTATAGATATTGCTAGAAATCAGTCAACTACTTTAATTTAATGTCTTGACCGATTTGAAGTTTACGAGGATTAACTCCTGGGTTAGCTTTTACTATATCATTAACACTAAGGTTAAATCTTTTCGCAACTTTAGAGAATGAATCACCTGCTTGAATGGTGTAAGTATCAGGTGTAGATGTTCTCGTACTGCTTGCGCGTTGCTTGAAGTCTACTTTAACAGGCTTAGTACCGCTGTATTTTAAAAACGCATCTCTATTACGTTCCATACGACCTTTGACTCCATGAGGTTTACCAGCTTTATTCTTTGCTACTGACTTTCTGTAATCACCATGATTAAGATATTCTTTAGCAGCTGCTTCAAAATCACCTGCATTAATAAAACCTCGAGTATCTGGTCCTAAGTCTCCTCGATACAAACCATCCACAATAGCATTTTTTACATATTGAGGATAGGTATCGAAAGCAGGAACTAATCGCTGAGCTGTGTCAATCTTTTTCTGAACATCTCTTTGAAAGAGTTTAAACATCTCAGAATCAGACATAGGAACTTTACCTGACAACATACCGCTAATGTTTGCCTTACCACCAAACAAACTTCTAAAAATACCAGGAGTGTCTTTTGTAATTAAGTGACCGATACCGATTGTTGGTAATCCTTTACTGTCATTATATTTAAAACCAGGTCTACCAGGTTTACCTTTACCTTCACTCTTACTAATATAATCAAACAGATCACTATAGTCAATAGGAATACTTTGCGAGGCTTGTCTAGTAACTGGCGTTGGTTCTTTATAAGTACTAGCTTGAGCATCTTTAGCTGATCCACCCATACCTAAACCAGCAGCTAAACCCAATGCACCAAGCTTGGACTTCCAGTCTTCGTTCAATATTTCCTCGTTATATATCTGATTGATTTCGTTAATATAATCCATGGTATATTATTATTTATTTAAAAAAGATAGTATCCAGAACATTAAATACTATAGTATGAAAAAATTACACAAGATAGGAATAGTCTCAGCTGCTAATTTGTTTGGTGTGCTGGGAAGTTTAGCAGGTGTGGTTAAGGTCATATTGTTACCTTTGTTTGCAGTTATTGCAGCTGGTAACGTAGGAGACGTAGATGCTGTTGCTAAAACAATCGGCACTACTGCTTCGGAAAACATTCCTGACATAATCACATTTGGAGCCGTAGGATGGTTAGGTGGAGCTGCGTGGGCTTACTTAATCAATCTCTCATTAAAGATCACTAAGGGTCTTCAGTGGGAGTGTAAATGACACAATAACCCTTAACTAATTGAGAGCCAGTCGAAAGATTGGCTCTCTTTTTTTATAGAGATAAAAACTCCGTAAGCACCTCAGCACTTACGGAGAAAAGCCCCCTTCGGTTTTATAGCTTTTTTTTCAGGCGGTTATTGTACTTGAACAACCTTTATTTCCTTTTTAGATTGCACCTTACGGGATAGAGTAATGACGAGCATTCCATCCAATAAAACACATTCAAGGGTGCTCATGTCGTACATGTGCGGGTTTACCGTGAAGGACCTTGTATATGTTTCGTCCTTTGATCCGCCGTTCTTTGTCACTGTTCGTGACGCAGAAATGTAGAACGTCTCTCCTTCAGAAGTGACTTCGAGGTTTTCTTTTTTAACCCCTGGAAGGTCTACTTCAACTCGCATGTATTTCTCATTTTCGTTGAAGCGGATATTATCGTCAGTAAACCTAGACCCAGCCTGTGAGAAAAATGGATCTTCTAAAAACGATGTTAACATGTCTGTGGGTAACCCAGCTCTACGAGCTGGCCGAGTAATTGCATTCAATAAATAACTCATACAATAATATTTATATAAACTATCTAGATAATTGCAACTTTTATCTTGAGCCTCCGAAGTATTCTTCCGCGTGCCCTTCTTGGAGTAATTCTTCATTTAGATTTTTTTCTTGATCAGGTGAATATAAGATGCCTAATATACGACCGAACTTACCCTTGTTGTCAAGTTCAGTTTTAATTATAATCTCTCTCTCGTAATCGTCAATCCTTTTCTCCAGATACTCTTTTGCAGCGAACCCACGAGCCTTTTCTTCTAAGTCTCTCGTTCTAGTCTCTGGAGTATTGATACCATACAGTCTGACTCTTTCTTTTCTAAACGTAGAGAAGCCTACGTCGATAAGAACGTCTACAGTATCACCATCTACTACTCTTAAAACTTCAGCTTTATAAGTATACATCAGTCAAATAAATCTGTCCAAAAACCCTTTTCAGGAATGTCTTCTGGATTTTTTTGTGCTCGTTCGGTTGCTACTCTAAGTTCACGCTCAGTAAATAGTAGAGGGTATTCTTTACCTTTAGTGTTCTCTACCCACACAGCGTAGTACTCGTTATTAGCTCCGAACTTTCTATCTTTGTTTTCAACTAATTGAATTTTACCATTTTTTGCCATAAAAAACCTTTCTCTAGTATTTAGAGAAAGGCTGAACTATATCAAGTAAGATTAAAGAGCTTCTGTACCAGTTTCTTCTGTCCTGATTCTAATAGCTTCTGCGATGTCAGATACAAAGATCTTACCATCTCCAATCTTACCAATCTTGGCTGCATCAATAATAGCTTTAGTAACTTCTCTTACTAAGTCGCTATCTACAACCGTCTCGATTTTCATTTTAGGTAAGAAATCAACCTGGTATTCACTACCGCGATAGATTTCAGTATGACCTTTTTGTCTACCGAAGCCTTTAACTTCAGTAACTGACATACCTTCAACTCCAACTTTCTGTAGAGCCTCTCTCACCTCTTCGAGCTTATATGGTCTAATAATTGCTTCTATCTTTTTCATATTAATGATTTGTATATGCTTCTTGTCCGTGTTCAGCAAGATCTAATCCTACACTTTCATCTGCTTCACTTACTCTCCAGAGCTTGCAAGCTTTCAATCCATATGCGATAGCTAATGAAGCTATGAACGCTGTTGCACCAAACGCTACCGTACCAATAACTTGATTGACAAAGCTTGCATCTCCAAAGATACCTACTGCTACTGTTCCCCATACACCACATACACCGTGTACAGAGATAGCACCGACTGGATCATCGATCTTAATTTTATCAAAACCAACGATAGCAAATACTACAATTACACCTGCTACTGCTCCGATAACAAACGACGACCATACTCCTACTGCATCAGCTCCTGCTGTAATACCAACTAGACCTGCTAAGATACCATTCAGAGCCATAGTCAGATCTGGTTTCTTAATGAGTAGCCAACTAGTGATAATAGCAGCAATACCACCTGCACAAGCAGCTAATGTAGTAGTTGTAAATACTAATCCTAACGGACCGGGATTAGCAGAGAGAACTGAACCACCATTGAATCCAAACCATCCAAAGAACAGTAAGAATGTTCCAATAGCAGCAAGAGGTAAATTATGACCAACAATCGGCTTTACTTGACCGTTAACATACTTACCAGCTCTCGGTCCTAGAACAATAACTGCGGCCAGAGCAGCGAATCCTCCGAAAGCATGCACTGCGGATGATCCAGCAAAATCATAGAATGAAGTATCAAGTGTTGATAACCAACCGCCACCCCAATGCCAGGAACCTGCAATAGGGTATACTACTCCTACGATAATTGTAGCGTAAATAAGAAACCCAAGTAGGTTAATTCTTTCTGCTACTGCTCCAGATACAATTGTCGCTGCTGTTGCCGCAAACATTGCTTGAAAGATAAAATCTCCAAACCCTGTCATAGCTAAGCTAAGACCTCCATACCCGAATGTACCTCCTCCATCTGCATTGAGGTCGCCAATTGGTCCTCCAATACTAAACCATCCATTAAAATCACCTGGGTAGTGTGTATTAAAGCCTAGAAGAGCATATGTAACAATCCCAATACAGATAATAAAGACATTCTTAAAAAGAATATTAACTGTATTTTTTGATCGACATAAGCCAGCTTCTAGCGTAGAGAAACCTAAGTGCATAATAAACACCATGGCAGCTGCGATACATGTCCATAACATACTAGTAGTAAAGAAATCGAATGCATATGCGTGCTCTCCTTGCTCTGCTACTAGTTGATTATATTCTACCTGTTCCTTAGGTAGTTCCGTTTCTTGTCCAAATGCTACTAAATTAGAGAAAAATAGTAGCAAGATTAATAATGTACTTCTCATACATGTTTATTATATCTTGCTACTAGAAAGTGCAATTAGTTATTTGAAACGGCTAGCAATTCGAATGCTTGATGTTTGATACTATTAGTCAAACCACCCGCGATATTATTCATAAAGCGTCGTTCGAAAGTCTTACGAGTATTATCTCCTCGTTCAGTAGCATTCTGAATCCGAGTAGCTCCTTCGTAATGATCAAAGTATTCTGTCACAGCGTTGAAGGCATCCCAACGAGTCTGACCGATATTACCTCTTCCATTATGAAAGAGATTTAGCATAGTATCCCGCTTGCTCTGATAAGAACGTCCTTCAGGAGCATACCGATTAGGTTTAGTATCAGGCATGACCTTGAGAGAGAACTTAATAAACTCAGCATCAGTCATATCTACTTTAGCTAAAGCCTGAGCTCGATCAGCGAATAGTTTATTATACTCTAACGCTTTATTAAACTTAGTTCGAGCTTCATCTACTCGAGTACTCCAGTTTTGAGAGTGGCGGATACTAAAGCCAGATGCTGCTCGCTTAATAGCTGAGAACTGATTCGAGCATGAGATACGACTAGTGTATGGCAAAATTGCGTTAGATCCCATACCATCATGATTGATAAGACCGATAATAAAATTCTGGATACTATCATCACCAGTCCGAGTCTTAATTTTCATAGGGTTTTTGAGCTCAGCTTGAACCCAAACCTTTCCTCCGTTATTAATAACTCCACCAGCTACAAACTTAGCATCGTTTTCTTTTACGATCTCAGCGAGAGGTTCTAAGATGTCTCGGTTTTGGATAGGAGTGTATCGTTGCTTTACAATTGAAAGAACATCTCCAGAATCTGATCTTCGAATTGCTCTATAACCAGCAAAGCTAGAATCATCAGTAAGAGTGGCTAGCTCATCCGGCTCAACCTGAAAGTCGAGATCTGGATAAGTTTCCAGAAGTTGATCGATATTCGTGATATCATTAGAAGTCTCATCGCTCATGTTAGTGAGCTGTCCGATAGTGTTAATGCGTTCAGCGTTCATACATATATTATACCAACACTCTGTATTTATTGCAACTGGTTATTATTTCGGAAACTCTTCTCTATCATCCAGAGCGTTCGGCATATCTGAGGCTACTGGCATTCTTCCGTCGAAGTGCATAAGGCAGATAATATTCCAAGCAGCAGCTGCTAGATGATCTTCAGATTTATCTCCATTCCACCATTGCTGCATATGTCTCATAGAGCTATCATACAAAGCTGAATAAGGCATACCCTTAAGCCAATTGTTCTCTCCGTAGGTTTCAGCCCCGTCTAGATATCTTTTCATAATTCTATCTAAACTATCATGAGGAAGAAGGCTCATACGTAATTTACCTGATCGGTCATCACGCTGAGCCCCTGTTGAATACTGAGTATTATCTTCTGATAACTTATTCATTAATCATATGGTATATGATTAATTGTAATACTCAAGAGTTTATTTTAGGTTATGTACAATAATAACTACTAATACTGATGCACATAAACCAATCATCATTCTACCAAAGTCTTTCGCTACCAGAGGGAATACTTGTTTAGCTTTTCTCTTCTGACAAGATGCAGCAATAGCTAATTCTCTTCCAGTTAACAAACCAACGAACACCCAAGTAGTACTCATAGGAATATTATTAACTTCTTTAAAGATGAATAATATAATCCAATAAACAGTATCAATAATACAAGCGGATCTAATAAAC